TAGCTGAATTAGTAAAAGATTATATAGATGTTTACTTCGATGGTGACTATGATACTATAAAACAAACTGCATGGGTAGACTTTGATATAACAAGAACATTTGATGATGATTCTATAGACACACTAACAAAAAGAGCTATAGCTTTTCTTGGATATGGTGAATTTAAGGATGGGATAAATCCAACTCTAAGCACATCTTTTTTGGCATCAAACACATATTTTTATATAGACTGTGGTAAAAGAGCTTATATACCAGTTTATGTATCAACAGATGGTACATACAAAGTAGAATACTTTAAGGGTAACACTTCATTGATTGCTTATAAGATAGGTGGGTCAGTTACCGATATATCTATAGATTCAAGGGGTGTTAAAATAGATAACACTACAGATAATTATAGAATTAGTCAAGTATCTATAAGAACAGCAGATTCTACTTTATTTCAAGAGCAGAAGGAAGTGCCACCTGAATCTGATAAGGTGATTGTAACCAGTCCTAATGGTACTACCGAAACAAGATATATAAGATGTTTAAAAGAATGTAAATACACTCCTCATAGAGTATCCTTCTTGAATAAATTTGGAGTGATGCAAGATTTGTGGTTCTTTAAACGTAGAGATGATTCTTTCGAAGCTGAAAGAGATGATTACAAACGTTCGATACTAAATATAGGGTCTACAGGGGTTTCTTATAGCCAGTATGACCATTCAAAACAATCTACAGATGTTAGAGCATCAGAAATGCTTAAAATGAACACAGGATTCATTACAGAAGACCATAATGAAGTTATAAAACAACTCATGGTGACTGAACATTGTTGGATTCACCAAGATGGAGACATCACACCTGTAGTTCCCAAAACCACATCATTCCAAGAGAAAAAAGAAGTGAATGAGAAACTCATAGACTTTACAGTAGAATTTACTGTAGCAAACAACTATATCCAAGATATTAGATGATAGACGTACAGTTATATATTGATAAGAGTAGTGACGATAATCAAGAATATGCTAGGGTTGATTTATTCGAGGACGAATCTATGACGTTGATTTCTTCTATACAAGATATAAAAGACTTCTCTAAGATATTCGCTGACTACTCAAGAACATTTAAGATTCCTGCTAACGATAGGAACAACAAACTGTTCAAGCATTTCTATAACCCAGATGTCAAAGGATTCAATGGTGCTACTAAGAAATTAGCTAAAATAAATTTGAATTATATGCCCTTTAGGGACGGTTACATATATCTCCAGTCTACAGAGATGAAAAATAATAAGGCGGCTAGTTACACGATTATATTCTATGGAGGTCTGATTAAACTAAGAGAGGCTCTAAAAGAAGAGAAATTAACCGCATTGGTTTCTAATTTAGATTCAGACTTAGAGAGGTTAACTTATAACAGTGCAACTGTAAAGGAAGGACTTACTAACGGTTTGTTTGGTGGGGATATTATATACCCTCTCATAACATCAGAAAAAAGACTATATCACGACTCTTCTTCTGCATCCCCTAATTATGATGGCAATATATATCACGATTCCTCATCGCCAGATTCGACAAGAGGGGTTGCTTACACAGACCTAAAACCTGCAATAAAAGTAACTAAACTAATAGAGGCTATAGAATCTAAATATACCTTATCGTTCACAGGATTCTTCGATACTACACCACTGGATAATCTATATCTTTGGTTATCAAGAGAGGGTGGAGAAATAATAAATTATGGCACATCAGGGGAAATATCCAACAGCAAATCTATAACTGGACTTACTGCTTCTTCTGCCCCTACGGATAGCAATTTAACCATAGTAGATGATACTTGGACTTTTACACAAGACCCTTGGGCAAGTGATAGTTTCGATGTAATAAGATACGAATCTGAATTTAACATAACCATAAGCGCAGGTAGTTATGATAATGTGGTGCTTAAGGCTATTGATGAAATAACAGGGAGCGTTGTATCTGAGATATCAGCCTCTGGGGGTAATCAAACGATAACTCTACCCTCTAATGTTAATTATCAAAATGCAAATGTAAAAAATGCAGAGCCAAGGACATATAGAATTAGATGGGAGGTAGAATCATTTGGCGGTAGTATAACCTTTACTTCTGGACTTACTCTAAGAAAGAAGGTGGCTTTTGAGACTTTAGTTGAAGATACCTACAATGCTTTTAATGCATTGGGTTCTACAACATTGCCAGAACAAGACCTTGTAAATCACTTGCCAGACATAAAGGCAATAGATTTCTTGTCAGGATTATTTAGAGTTTTTAACTTGACTGCCTATGTGCAAGAACCATTGGCATCTGTTCCAGTTATAGAGGTTAGAACACTTGATGATTACTATGCCGATGCTGTCAATAATCAATCTAAAGGCACTATAGATATAGTGGATTTTGTAGATGTAGAGTCCCATGAAATCGAGGTAGCTAGACCATTTGCAAATGTATCTTTTGAATATGAGAAAACCGATACTGCTTTAATGGCAGCTCATGAAGCTACCCACAATAAAGTTTTTGGAAATACGATTTATTCTGCACCAGATGAATATGATTCAGGGGTAGATTACAAGGTTGAAGTACCATTTTCTCATCTTAAATACGAAAGACTGTTTGATATAGGGGCAACACCTGCATCTGAAAATGAGAATCTAACTGATATACAATGGGGGTATGCAGCGGGGGGTAGCTTTAAACACGAAGACTCGACTACAGAGAAGTCAACCCCAACAGGGAATTACAGTCCTCAGAAGATAGAACCCTTGCTTTTCTACGGAATAAATCAAACTATATCCGATGGTAATGGTATAAATTGGATTTCTGATTCAGTAGATGAAATAACAACTTACTGGAGACCATCTAATTCCAATGAGGAAGGAACACCAACTACACCTCCTGCTAATAGTTTAAACTTTGACACTGAGTTTGACGAATGGCAACTTAAAGTTTATAGGGAGTCTGACTCAGACTTAATAGTTGCAGATAACTCATTATTTGGAAAATACTATATAAACTATATCTCAGGAGCTTACAACGAAAGTAAAAGAATATTTAGGTATAAATGTTTCCTTCCTGCTAAGATTCTTGTGAGATATAAGTTGAATGACCAGATAAAGATACATGATAGACTATTTAGAATAAATTCTATAAAGACAAACCTAAAAATAGGGGCAACAGAAATAGAACTATTAAACTTGATACCAACACTAGATAATATAATATGATAAAGAACATCATAGATTTACTAAGTATAGATGACTGGTATGGTCAATCTGAAAATATAGATATAGCTAAAGGTAAGTATAAGGCAGTGGGAAATTGGAGTGAAGCTAAGAAACAACTAAAAAGACAATACTATGGCAACTAAATCTGTTATAATATCGGTTAGAGTAGACGAAACGGGGTCTAAAAAAGTTTCTGATTCGGTAAAAGAAACTACTAAAGATTTAAGTCAGCTTACCGAAGCTGAAAAAATACAAAGAATTGAGGCTGAAAAATTAAAAATAACAAATGCTTCGGTTGCCGCTTCATTTAGAGAACAAGCAATAGAACAGTTAAAAGTAGCTAATGCAGGAAAACCACTTAGAGCACAAGCAGGATTAAATAATGCTATACTTTTAGAAGGTTCGAGGTTGGCTTCTGATGCTGCCTATGGATTTCAAGGCATGGCTAACAACTTAGGTCAGCTTGTTAGTTTATTTTTTAGTTTTAGTAAAACAGCAGGTGGAGTTGTAAATTCCTTAAAAGAATTAGGAAAGAGTTTACTTGGTACTGGAGGTATATTAATTGCTGTTCAATTACTAATTGCTTTTGGTGACGATATATACGATTTTTTCATGGGAAGCTCAAAGGCTGCCGATGAATTCAAAAAGAAAATAGATGATGCAACTCAGTCACTGAGAGACCAAGCAGGTTTATTTGAAGAATTGAATCTTATAAGGGCGAGAACTAATCTTGGATTTGACCAATTAGTAAAAACATATGATAGGTTAATCTATAAATTCCCAGAAATAGAGAAAGCGGCTGAATTCTTGAAGATAGATAAAACAGATGAAGCTTCTCTAAACAACTTCCTGCTAAAATATAATGAGCTCGTAGATGCAAGGGTTGCAGAAAAAGGAGCATTAGAGGAATTAAAAATTATAAGGGATGAAATAAACAAAGCCACAAAAGAAGGAGATGCCGAGAAATTAACACAGCTTCAAGATGACCAAACTATAGCTGTAATACGATATGAAGAAGCTCTGGATAATTTAAAGAAACTCGAAATAAACCTCGGTTTAGACAGGAAAAAACAACAGAAAAAGAACAAAGAATCAAGGAGGGATTTTGTAGCAGGTCAGCTTAATTTCGAGAAAGAAATAATAGAATCAGATAATAGAATATCTAAATCTTTAGTGAGTAATAAAGATATAGAGATTAAAGCGGAGGCAGATGCCACGAAGGAAATAGCTAAATTAAAGCAAAGAGATTTTGCAGAAAGGCAACAGCGAAGGGTAGATGCAATAAAAAATGCTGATGATAGAGCCAAAGCACAAAAAATTGCTGACAGAGCCATAGCAGATTCAAGAACATCACTTAATGAGTATTTAATACAAATAGATACCGAAACAAGTCGAAAATTAAATCAACGAAAGTTAGAGGATTTAGATAAAGCAACGGAATTACTCGAAAAGGAATTAAATGCAAGGATTATTGCTCAAGAAAAGTTTGAGATGTCCATGGCTCGTAATGATTTTGATAGAATAGATATTCAACGACAATTAGAAGAGGCAAAAACCCAAACAGTCTTAGATAACCTTGAAAGGCAAAGAACAGCAGCTATTGTAGCGGGAGAAGAAACTATTGGTATAGAACAACAAATAACTAATGCGAAAGAAGCTTTAGCTGAGACAAATAAAAAAATTGACCGAGATGAAGCAGATGCTAAATTAGCCACCGCTAACTATGTCGCACAAGCTATAACTGCAATAGCAGGGGAAGGTAGTGCTTTAGGTAAAGCTGTATCTGTAGCTATGGCTACCATTAACACTTATGAGGCTGTTACTGCTGCTCTTGGAGCTAAACCATACGGACCATGGAATATTGCTCAAGCAGCAGCTACTGCGGCTTTTGGATTTCTTCAAGTGAAAAAAATATTAGCAACCAAGTTACCTGGTGGTGGTGGTAGTGGAGGCGGTGTAGGTGGAGCTGCTCCATCGGTAGAAGCACCTGACTTTAATGTAGTGGGAGCGTCAGAAACATCTCAGCTTAGTATGGCTGTAGCAAGAACAAGAGAAGAACAAAAAGTTAATTTAGTGTGGGATGATTTAGAAACCTATAATAACATTGCAGATAAAACAGTTAATATCGCTGCATTTTAAATAATAAATTATGAGAATTATAGAATTACTTATTGATGAAGATGCTTTACTATCAGGAATAGAAGCTATATCTATTGTAGATAAACCTGCAATAGAAGAAAACTTCATTGCCCTAAAAGAACAAACAAAAGTTAATCTTGCTGAGATAGATAAGGAGAAACGTATTTTAATGGGTGCTGCCCTAATTCCTAATAAGAATATTTATCGTACAGATGGAGAGGATGAATACTACATTTATTTCTCTGACGATACTGTAAGAAAAGCAAGTGAATTATTCTTGATGAGGGGTAATCAAAACAAATCTACATTGGAACATGAAGCTGAACTCAATGGGCTTAGTGTAGTAGAGAGTTGGATTATAGAAGATGATGTTCATGATAAAAGCAGAAAGTATGGACTGGATATGCCAGTTGGGACTTGGATGGTTTCTATGAAGGTAAATAATGATGAAGTGTGGGAGAACTACGTTAAAACAGGATTAGTAAAAGGATTCTCTATAGAGGGGTATTTCACTGATAAACTTGAGATGTCCAAGATAGAAAACCACATAAACGAGAATGAAGCTACAGAGATTCTTTTTGAGGTACAAGACTTCCTTGACTCAAAGAAGTACGAACTAAAAACATTTAACGATTACCCTGAGTCTGTGTCAAACAACGCTAAGAAGGTGTTAAAATACGTTGATGAAAATGGTTGGGGTTCTTGTGGAACTGCTGTAGGAAAACGCAGAGCCTCCCAATTAGCCTCTAGAAGCAATTTAACGGTGTCTACTATAAAAAGGATGTACTCCTTCCTCTCTCGTCACAAAAGCGATTTAGAGGCTTCTAAGAGCTATTCTGATGGATGTGGCAAGTTAATGTATGATGCTTGGGGTGGATTATCGGCACTTTCTTGGAGTAGAAGTAAATTAAGAGGTCTTGGTGAAATAGAGATGGCATCTATGGTTATAGATGATGATTATGCTGTTATAAACGATAGGTTAGCATTTTCTACAAAAGAAATGGCAGAAAAAGCTGCTAAAGACTTAGGATGCGAAGGGCATCATGAGCATGAACTTGATGGTAAAACTTGGTATATGCCATGTAAGCAACATACACTTGCTGAAGTTGATAGTAAGGGTAATGTAAAGAAAAGTCCTAAAGCTCCCAAGTCAGGCACTCCTAATAAGAGTCCTAAAGGTGAGGGTTCTGCTAAAGGAGACGCTTCTGGAAAGACGGGAGCTAAAGTATCTGCTAAAGACAAAGCATCACTTAAAAAGAAATCTGATGAATTCAATAAGAAATATAAAAGTAAATTGGGTTATGGTGTTACTACTGGTGTCCTTGCCTCTGTTTTTCAGCGTGGTCTTGGAGCTTTTAACACATCTCATAGCCCTAAAGTTAGGTCAGCTTCTCAGTGGGCTTTTGCAAGGGTTAATGCCTATCTATACTTAATAAAGAACGGTAGACCTCAGAATCCAAAGTACACAACGGATTATGATTTGCTACCTAAGAAACACCCAAAATCAAGGAAGGCATGATTAGAAGAAGAAGAAGAAAATTTACCTACAGTAGAACATCACCTAAAAACGATAGGAGAGCTTGTCTATGCCCAGATGGAAAAACGTATTCAACGGAATGTTGCGATGGGAGTTTACAAGCTCAAGGAATAGGTGTCGTTACAAATTCCGCTCCTGCTGTTAGCGCAGGGCACTCAGCTTATCGTATAACTAACTGTGACGATGGACACCATAAAAACGCACATTATCATGGAACTTTAAATGTTGGAACTACCTATTACATGACCTTACAGAATGGTCAAGAAGGGTGTTATACTGTAAATGAAGAAAGAAACTTTGAGGGTGTTGAGATTATAACGTCAATAGGCATACCTTTTGATGATTGTGCTGAATGTACTGCTTTAAGTTCAGAGGTATTAGACCCAGAGGGAGACCCTGCTCCAAGTTGCCCTGATAGAGTGTTAGTATTCCAAATATGCAATTCAAACTCCGTTACAGACGATAACTTCGATATATATCTAAATGGCACTAAAATAGGCGATGTTGATTTGAATTCTAATGAACTGATAGGCTCTGTCTTTATAGCTTCAACCAACACTGATTTGGTTATAACTGAAGCTGACTTTACCTGTCCTATAGGGGGGATGGTTATCCATAGATTTGACCCATCATTATTATATTCTGGCACCAACACAATATATATGAAAAACACTCAAAACAATGCAAGTGGTAATGCTGGAGCAGTAGAAGTGAGGAATTATGAAGTGAGTGGAAACAATCTATTGAACCCTTGTGATATTCAAGACTTGTCTTTTGGAGGTTCAAGTGGAAGTAATTTCTATCGAGAATTTACATTCAATGAATGTTGTCCATAAACAAAAATCTAACACTATTCAGTAACTATATTATTTTATTATAAATAAAAACATCATGGAGGGTACAAAAGCAACAACAATTTTAGACGAAATTCTACAGAAGTTGTCCTTGCTTACCAAAGAAGATGAACTTGCTCAGGATATCATGGAAGAAGAAGTCCAAGAGGAAGTGTTGTCTTCCGAAAGTAAAGAGGAAGCTGTAGAGGAAGTCGCAGAAGAATTAAATGAAGAATCAACTGAAGAAGTATCTGAGGTTGAGGCTGAAGAAGAAGTTGAATTGATGGAAGGTTATGTTACTGAAGAAGATTTTAAATCTGCCATCTCTGCAATGAAGTCTGAACTTGATGCTCTTAAAGAAGCTGTTAAAGGCGAACTACAAGAGTACAAGAGTCAAAAAGAAGATTTGTCTAAGCAATTAGAGAAGTTATCCGAAGAACCTGCTGCCGAACCAATTAAACATAGTCCAGAGGCAGATTCAAAAGGTAAGTTGGACATCAACCTAAACAACTCTAACAGACCCGCTAGTACTATGGGTAGAGTTTTAAGTAGAATTAATTCATAAATAATAAATAACTAAAATCAATTAAAATGGCAGGAGGCGAAAGTTTAACCACACCGATAACCACTACTTATGCAGGGGAGTTTGCAGGAAAATATATTTCTGCTGCCCTATTGAGTGGTTCAACATTGGCTAATAATCTAATTACGATTAAACCCAATGTTAAATTTAAAGAAGTACTAAAGAAAGCTGTATCTGGCGATATTGTAGCTGATGCAACTTGTGACTTCACTAAATCAACAGGAGTACTCGCTTTGAGTGAGAGAATCCTACAACCTGAAGAATTTCAAGTAAATTTGGAGCTTTGTAAAAAAGATTTTGTATCTGACTGGGAAGCGGTTCAGATGGGATATTCTGCTTACAGTGACCTACCCCCAAATTTCTCTGATTTCTTGATTGCTCATGTAGCTGACAAAGTAGCTCAAAAAGTAGAGCAAACTGTATGGAATGGCACTAACGCAACTGCAGGTGAATTTGATGGGTTCCTTACTACTTTAGGAGCTGATTCAGACGTAAATGATGTTACCACTACTGAAACATCTGTAACTGCTGCTAACGTAATCCAAGAGCTTGGAGCTACTGCAGATTTAATTCCATCTACTGTATACGGAAAAGAAGACTTAACTATCTATGTTGCTTCTAACGTATATAGAGCTTATGTAAGAGCTTTAGGTGGATTCGGAAGTATCGCTTCAAACGCAGGAGCTAATGGTACTGACAACAAAGGTACTCAATGGTTCAACGGAGGAGCATTGACATTTGATGGTATCAACGTAGAGTTGGCGCAAGGTCTACCAAGCAACAAAATGGTTGCTGCTGAGAAGTCTAACTTGTTCTTTGGAACTGGTCTACTATCTGACCATAACCAAGTTAAAGTTATTGATATGGCTGATATCGATGGGTCTCAAAACGTAAGAATCGTTATGAGATATACCGCAGGTATTCAACATGGAATTGGTGGAGATGTTGTACTTTACTCTATCTAATAAATAATTAACCAAGAAATAAGGGTGGGTAAGCCAAGTGCCTACCTACCCTTTTTTATTTAAAACATAAAAGATATGAGTTGTGATTTAACTGGTGGGAGACTAAAACCATGTAAAGATGCTGTAGGTGGTATAAGAAAAATTCATTTTGTAGATTTCGGAGATTTAGGAGCTGTTACTGTTGGTTCTAATGATGAAGTTACAGATATGGGTGGTACTTTTACTTATCACACTTACGATGTTAAAGGTAATTCTTCCTTAGAGACAAATATTCAAAGTTCTTTAGAGAATGGAACAACATTCTTTGAACAAGTAGTAAATGTAACGCTACACAAACTAAGTAAAGAAGATAATAAGGAATTAAAGTTAATGGCATACGGAAGACCTCATGTTTTCCTAGAAACTTTTGACGGAAGCCTTCTTCTTGTAGGGAGAGAACATGGTGCTGAAGTAACTGGAGGTACTATGGTTAGTGGAACTGCAATGGGAGACCTTCAGGGGTATACTCTGACTCTTACTGCAAATGAGACCACCATGCCTAATTTTGTTGATGGAGCTACTACTGCTGACCCATTCGTAGGTATGACTTCTGCTACTGACACCCCTTCTACACAAAGGGCAGTGTAGTATTAGGAGTATAGTGTAGATTTAAAGAGGGGGCTTTATGCCCTCTTTTTTTATTATATAAAACAAAAATGCAGTTTTGCGTTACTTTAGTATGGAGATTCTAACAACTTCGACATCAAATCAATCGCTCACGATTGTGCCGAGAATAGATGCCAGTTCGCCAACTTTATCCCTAACAGATAAATCCACAAGAACTACATCTACAGTAACCGTCTCAAAGACCTCACAAGGCGATTACATGGTGCTTACAGGCACTTTCTCACTTAAAGAGGGTAATCAGTATACCTACAGGGTAAAAGATGGCTCTACGGAGATATATAGAGGTTTAATATTCTGCACTGACCAAACTGGTTTAGATAAGTATTTTGCTAATACTGGAGAATATGTAGAGGAAAATAGCTACGATAATGATTTTGTTATTATATAATGAGTAAGAATAAATCAATCAAAATGGCAAGAAATAGAGCCAACGTGAATTCAATAGTAAAAAAGGTGGAGCAATCTATCCACGTTATAGGATTGTCATCTTATAGTAGACCAGAGGTCAGTGAGAATGGCAGGAATGATTGGGTTGAGTATGGAGATGAGAACGATTACTTTGACTATCTAATAGATAGGTATAATGGGTCTCCAACCAACAATGCTTCTGTAAATGGAATATCAGAAATGATATACGGTAAGGGATTAGATGCCACAGATAGTGAAGATAAACCTACTGAGTATGCTGAGATGAAAAAGCTACTTAGGAAGGATTGCATGAAGAAAGTATGCTACGATTACAAGATGATGGGACAAGCTGCTGTTCAGGTAATATATAGTAAGGATAGAAGTAAAATTGTTCAAGTAGAACACATGCCAATCGAAACATTGAGAGCTGAGAAGGTTTCTAATGATGGTGAGATAAAAGCGTACTACTATTCTTCTGATTGGATTAACATAAAACCGAGTGATAAACCTAAACGCATTCCTGCTTTTGGCACTTCAAACCAAGGCATAGAAATTCTATACATCAGACCCTACAGAGCAGGTTTTTACTACTACTCTCCTGTAGATTATCAAGGAGGGCTACAGTATGCGGAACTTGAAGAAGAAATAGCGAACTACCATATAAACAACATTCAGAATGGTCTTGCACCATCGATGCTTATCAACTTCAATAATGGAGTCCCAGATAAGGAGCAGAGAGATGAAATAGAAAGAGCTATATACAATAAATTTAGCGGCAGTTCAAACGCAGGTAAGTTTATCTTAGCTTTTAATGACAGTAAAGAATTAGCGGCTACTATAGAACCCGTACAACTTACGGATGCTCATCAACAATACCAGTTCCTTTCTGATGAGTCCATGAAAAAGGTTATGGTGTCCCATAGAATTGTATCTCCAATGCTTGTAGGGATTAAAGATAATTCTGGTCTTGGTAATAATGCAGAGGAGCTTCAGACAGCGTCAGTATTGATGGATAATACCGTTATAAGACCAATGCAGGTTACTATTCTTGATGAATTGGAAAGAATACTTGAATACAACAATATAGATTTAGATGTGTACTTTAAGACATTACAACCTCTTGAATTCACCGACTTAACTAACGCAGTTACCGAGTCTGAAATAGAGAAAGAAACTGGTGTTAAGAAGGACTCTCAACAAACAGAAGTTGAACCCCAAACAGAAGAAGAATAATGGCTACAGCTTTATTTATAAAACGTCAAGATTTAGTAAAGAATACAGCTCTTAGTGGTAATGTAGATACTGATAAGTTTATACAGTTTATTAAACTAGCCCAAGAGATTCATGTTAGAAATTACCTTGGAACGGATTTATACAATAAGATTAGTGCTGATATAATTGCAGATACTTTGGCAGGAGACTATTTAAATTTAGTCAATGACTATATTCAGCCTATGTTAATCCATTTCGCAATGAGTGAATATCTTCCTTTTGCTGCCTATACAGTTGCTAATGGAGGTGTATACAAACATACAAGTGAGAATAGTCAGTTAGCGGAGAAAACGGAGATTGATATATTGATAGCAAAGGAAAGAGATTATGCTGAGTACTATGCCAATAGATTTATAGATTACATGAGTTTTAACGCATCATCTTTATTCCCTGAGTACTACACTAACAATAACGAGGATATATATCCAGATAAGGATGCACTCTTTAACGGCTGGGTGTTTTAATCATGGGATATAAAAAAAAGAAGACTAAGGTTAAAACAACCTACAAGCCTAAAAAAGAAAACGAAATAAAGTTAAATAGTTATATTATAAAGGAAAAGATTTAAATGGCAAATTCGATAGGTTGGGGTAAGATTTACTGCTTTACGGAATTCGGAAACGAAGATTTCACTGTAGCAGAGGCGATTCCTCATTTTTCATCTCCTGATTGCTTTTTAGATTCTTTACAGGGGGGACAAACAGAAACATTGGCACTAACAATAGATGACAACCAATTATACAGTGTAGATTCTATGGATTTAAGTGCTGACTTAACATTAGTAACATTATTCGAATAAAAAAATAAATTATGGCTTCACAAAATTTAAATGTATCAACAGCTAACAGCGGACAAGGAGATAAGCTCAGGGACGCTTTTGTAGCAGTTAGACAAATGTTCCATGATATATATGGAAGCACAGACAGTTATACAGACGCACTTGACATAGGTGGTTTGACTTTTAGCGAAAATATTCAAGACATAATTGGTGCAATGGTTTCGGGAAATACAGAAACTAACATCTCAGTAACTTATGATGACACATCAGGTAAACTTAATTTTGCCGTATCAGCTGACATAGAAGATGTAAACGCAGGTGGTGGTCTAACAGGAGTAAATGAATCAGGCGGAAGTGCTACACTAAACGTAGGAGCAGGTACTGGTATAACAGTAAACACTGATGACGTTCAGATTACTGACAACGGAGTAGACCATCAACAATTACATCCAAGTTACACAGAACTATCACCTCTAGGGACAGGAAGTGCTTTTGCTTTAAATTTCGATTTGGCAGCAACTTTCACAGCTACAATGGATAATAATTCAACATTTACAATTTCAAATGCTCAACAGGGACAGGTAATAGATTTGGTAGTAAGTGGTAATCATACCGTAACTTTTGCGGAAACAGGCTCTACCTTTAACAAAGTAGGTAGCGCGAACTACGATGGCTCAACAGACAATATAATCCAGATAATGTGTACTGATGATACAGCAGGAGCTAAAGTATATCACTTTGCAGTAGGAACTTATACATCTTCAACAACAGCATAATTATGAAAGCAAGAGTAAAAAACGGACAAGTACAGGTATACAAAACATTACCTTCTACATACACTAAGTCAGATGGAAGTGTAATACTAAACTTTAGAAAGGCATCTACAGAAACTATAGAAGCAGAAGGTTTTTATGATGTAGTAAAACCAAGCTATGACCCACAAACTCAAAACAGAGGCGGTTTGCAATGGGATGAAAGTAAAAAGATATTTACGTTTCCTATAACCGATATTGACTTTAATAAGGAGGTAGATGTTATAGGAGAAGATAAAGAGCCAACAGGCGAAAAAGAAAAAAGGTATAAGATAGCTGACATCAAAGCAAGTAAGATAGCAGAGATAAAATCTAAGGCAGGTAGTTTGTTACAACCCACCGATTGGCAAATTATAAGAAAAGCAGAGAGGGACATTGCTATTAGTTCGGATGTTGCAACAGAGAGAGCAGGAATACTTACAGAAGCCGATAGGTTAGAAGCTGAGGTAAATGCTAAGAAGTCTTACAAGACTGCATTGCAATACAACGTACAATTTTTTCCTTCATCTGAAATAGAATAATATGAGTTTTAATAAGAAGTTTTTTACCACAGGAGGTATAGTAGCTTCATCTGGTGATGCGGCTTGTTTAACCGAAGATGTAAATCCATTTACAGGAACATCTGCTGATGAAGGTGTAGCTTTATATTCTTTGGATTATGATGCAAGTGAAGCAAGTGGTTCTTACGATGGCACACCTTCCAACGTTGACTTCGGAGTAGGAGGTAAGATAAACTATGGTGCAAGGTTTAATGCAACTAGTAGTAACATAAATATTGGGGGCAATATAGTTAATAGTCTAACCAAATTATCGGTTTCTATGTGGGTGTATTGGGATGGCACAAATAGCGGGGATGATGATTATTTTATTGCATTAGGAAAATCAAGTTCAGGAAAAATATTTTCTGCTGATATAACAAATAGTACAGGAATAATTGGCTTTTATGATGGGTCATCTGTTAAATATTCTACAGCTGCAGTATCAGCAAACACTTGGACATATATTGCAATTACTGCTGATGCTACTGTTTTAAAAATGTATTTAAATGGCAGTTTAGATTCTACCCATACAATTTCATCATTAAATTTTGATAGTAGTGGAAATGCAGGATTTATTGGCTCTTGGATAACAGGAACTGATTATGAATTTGATGGCTCAATAGACCAAGT